GCTGGGACAGGAAATACACCTCCTGTAAGTCCACCTCAAGGTAATCCTGGTGGAAATGGTATTCCTTACCCTCCAGGAACTCAAGGTGGTGGAGGTGGAGCTACAGCTGCTGGAGTAATTGGAGCACCTTCTAAAGCAGGTGATGGTGGAGCTGGAGCTACAACTAATATTACAGGTTCGCCCGTTGCTAGAGCTGGCGGAGGCGGAGGTGGAGAAACTTCTTATGGTGCATCAACTCCAGGCGCTGGCGGAACAGGTGGTGGTGGAGAAGGTTCAACAGGACCAGGAGCTGCCGGAAGTGCAGGAACAGCTAATACTGGTGGTGGCGGAGGCGGCGGTTTTGCAGCTCCCGGAACAAATGGTGGTGCTGGAGGATCAGGAATAGTTGTAATAAGATATAGATTTCAATAGTTGAATGATAATTAAAAATAATATATAAGGAGAACATTATGGCACATTACGCAAAACTAGGAGCAAACAATAAAGTTATCAGTGTGGAAGTTGTAGCTGATAAAGATTGTCAAAATGCTGATGGTGTTGAAGATGAAGAAGTAGGTAGACAGTTTTTGGAAAGAATCCACAGCTGGCCTCTATGGAAAAAAACATCTTACAATACATCTGGTGGACAACATAAATTAGGCGGAACACCTTTAAGAGGTAACTACGCAGGTATAGGTATGACTTATGATGAAGATAACGATATTTTCATTGGTAAAAAACCTTACGCTAGTTGGACTTTAAATGTGGCAGAAGCGAGATGGCAATCACCAATAGGTGATGCACCAGCATTATCTGAAGAAGAACAAGTCACTCATAAATATGAGTGGAATGAGTCTACAGGTGCTTGGGATAAAGTCGCTAGATAATCATATTGACATTTTAAGAAAATTTTATTACATATCTTAATAGGTATGCAAAAGAAAGTATTAACAGAAGTAGACTTATATACAGGTGAGATAGCAATGCCGAAAGGCTTTGAAATTGATCGTAATAAAATTAAAAACGATATTATTAAATCATTTGTTACTGAAGACAGAATAAATAATAATCCTAAAGCTTATTCCTATAAAGATTATAAAGTGCCTTTTTCACAACCATCACAATGGATGCAAGATTATATAAGAGATCATTGGAGAGTAGAATATCATTATACATTAGTGACAAAAGACATACATGGTAAAATTTTACATCCTAAAGAACAGTCTTTTTTAAGATGCCATGTAGACCCAGTTGACTTAAGAAATTCACCAGATTATACATTTATATATGTGGTAGACGTAGAACCTGATTCATGTGAGTGTATTATTGAATATGATGATAAAAGAAGAAAAAATAGAACGTGGCATTTACCACTTAAAAATAATCACTTCATTATGTTTCCTGCTACACAAAAATACATGATTACAGAAAATACATCTAATAAATTAAATACAATTTTGGTTATAAATTATGAATATATCTAATCACTACTGGTACTTTCAATCTGCGGTGCCACCAAGAATTTGCGATATGATTGTGCAGTATGGTAAAGCAGAAAAGAAAAGAGAAACGTTAGGTATTACTGGAGCAGTAGGGAGAAATAGAGATCTTTCTAAAAACCCTATTTCAAAAAAAGAAATGAAAGATAATAACAAAGTAAGAAATTCTAATATTGTTTGGATGAATGATCCTTGGATTTATAAAGAAATACATCCTTATGTACATATGGCAAATAAAAATGCTGGTTGGAATTTTGAATGGGATTTTTCAGAAAGTTGTCAATTTACAATATATAGAAAAGGTCAATATTATGGTTGGCATCGCGATAGTTGGGATAGACCTTATGATGAAGATGGTCCTACAAAAGGTAAAATTAGAAAATTGTCGGTAACTGTTTCTTTATCTGATCCTGGTGAATATAAAGGTGGTGAATTAGAATTTGATTTTAAAAATGAGGAACCTCATAAGAAACCCAACATTAGAACATGCACAGAAATATTATCAAAAGGCTCTTTGGTTGTATTTCCTTCTTTTGTATTTCATAGAGTTAAACCAGTAACCAAAGGAGTAAGGCATAGTCTAGTAATATGGAATCTTGGCTATCCATTTAAATAATATGAATAATATAAAACAAGGCGGAAGTAACAAACCAAAAGGACATGTAGATTTTAAATCTGCATTTTATTTTTCAACACCTATTTGGATTGCAGAAGCTCCAATGTTTTTGAAAAACGCAACCAAAGTAACAGATAAATATATTAAAAAAGCAGAAAAACTTTTAAAAGATAAATTAAAAAATGAACCTAAATGGAAAAAAGATTTAGGTACATTTGGTCTATCTAAACATAGTGAGAGTTTTTCTAACGATCCTAAAATAAAAGATTTAGTTCAGTTTATAGGACAACGATCTTATGAATTTTTAGATTGGTCAGGGTTTAATTTACAAAATCATAGTTTACATTTTACAGAATTTTGGGTTCAAGAGTTTAGTGAAAAAGGTGGTGGCCATCACGACACTCACGTGCATTGGAATCAACATGTATCCGGATTCTATTTTTTAAAATGCAGTGAAAAAACATCTTACCCAATATTTCATGATCCAAGACCAGGTGCAGAAATGACTAAACTTTTTCAAAAAGATGAATCAAAAATTTCAATGGCAACCAATCAAATTCATTACAAACCAAACCCAGGAACTATAATTATTTTTCCAGGCTATGTTCCACATCAATTTGCGGTGGATGCAGGTCTAGAACCTTTTAGATTTATACACTTTAATATTAAAGTTGTTGAAACAACGATATCAAAAGAAAATAGTTTAAAAAAATGAGTTTTAAAAAAAATAAATATATAGTTATTAAGGAAGCTGTACCAAAACAAATAGCAGAATTTGTGTACAATTATTTTTTAATGAAACGACAAGTTGCTAGAACCTTATTTGACGAAAGATACATATCTCAATTTACAACAGAATTTGGTGTGTGGAATGATAAACAAGTTCCAAATACATATTCTCATTATGCAGATATAGCTATGGAAACTTTGCTTATAAGAACTTTACCTATTATGGAAAAGCAAACAGGTTTAAAATTAAATCCAACATATTCTTATGCAAGGATATATAAAGCAGGTGATGTATTACATAGACACAAAGATAGATTTAGTTGTGAAATATCTACAACTTTAAATCTTGGTGGTGATCCTTGGCCAATACATTTAGAACCAAAGAAAAATGTAGGGATACCCGATGGTAAAAAAATAACTGTATCTAGTAATAACAAAGGTATTTTAGTCAATTTGAAACCTGGTGATATGCTAGTTTATAGAGGTATGGAGCTAGAACATTGGAGAGAAGAGTTTCAAGGAGATAACTGCGCTCAAGTTTTTCTGCATTATAACGACCAAAAGTCCAAAGATGCAGATAAAAACATATATGATGGCAGACCACATTTAGGACTTCCAAGTTGGTTTAAAAAGTAATATAATCCTTAAATGGAGGCAGTGACTCCACCACATACCTCACTGTCTCCTTTTAAGGATTTATATGAGTTTAGGATTTGACGCAATAGCAGCATTACCATTCGCTACATCAGGACCCGATTCGGATGTAGTAGTATCAACTACGGGTAATGCATTAACCATTACAATAGGAAGCGTAGGCATTATAGCAGACGCTGTAACTCAAATTGCTGATCCCAATCAATTAACTCTAGGGCTTGGAACTTTAACTATTTCTGGTGATTCTAATTTTACCGTTACAGGAAACGCTACATCGTTAGGTTTAGGCTCATTTACAGTGACAGCAGATGCTTCGGTCAGCCCTACTGGAAACGCGTTGACGTTGGCAACTGGAAATGTTACAATAACAGGGACTGCTTTAGTAAATCCTACAGGAAGTGGTTTAACATTAAATACTAACGAAGCAGGCGTTATTACATGGAATGAGATCGTACCTGGAGCAAATATGGTTTGGACTCCAATAGATCCAAGTTAAAATTATGGCATCAACATTTTCATCAGATTTAAAATTAGAATTAGTAGCAACTGGAGAAAAAGCAGGTCTCTGGGGTACCATTACAAATACCAATTTACAAATATTAGAACAAAGCGCTAGTGGTTATTTAGATTTAAGTATGGCTAGTGGTAGCGTAACTCTACTTTTATCTGATGGTGCATCTTCTAATGGTAAAAATTTTTATTTAAAACTATCAGGTAATTTATCTACTAACACAACTTTAACTATGCCTTCTGGCTCTGAAAGAGTTTGGGTGATTAGTGATGAGACTAATAGAACATCATCTAAATATACTTTAAGTGTAACAACAGCTAGTGGCACAGCAGTACCAGTTCCAAACGCTGCTACTCTTTTATGTGTATCTGATGGTACGAATACAGTTACAAGAATTATACAAAAAGGATATTACACAATTGATTCATCATCAGTCACAGCATACACAGCTGTAGCAGGTGATCAAATTCTTGCTAATACAACAGCTAACCCAATTACAGTAACATTACCAGCTTCACCAGCTACAGGTGATGAGGTTTCATTTTTAGATGCAAGAGGAACATTTGCTTCTAACAATTTAATCGTTGATAGAAATGGTCAACCTATTAATACAGGAACTTCTAATCTAACTCTAAATACAGCAGGTCAATCTTTTACACTTGTCTACGTAGATTCTACAAGAGGTTGGGCTTATAAAACAAACACAGCATAGGAGCTAACAGATGGCTCTTCAACAAATTAAATTTGCGCCAGGGATAGATCGACAGGATACTTCTGTTGGTGCCGTTGGTCGTTGGACAGATTCAGATTTAACTAGATTTAGATATGGACTACCAGAGAAAGTTGGTGGTTGGCAATCGCTACTTACAGATACTATCGTTGGTGTTGTTAGAAAAGAATTTGCTTTTGTAGATTTAGATGGAAATAGATATGTAGCATTGGGTACAGATAAATTTTTATTAGTTTATTTTGAAGGACAACTCTTTGACATTACACCTTTAAAAGCTGATATCACTGGTGCAACACTTTCAACAAATTCCACTACAACAGTTACCATAACAACTTCAGCTGCACATAATATAAATGAGGGTGATATAATTTTATTTGACAATGTAACATTACCAGGTGGTACAGGTTTTTCCGCATCAGACTTTGAAGATAAAAAGTTTCAAGCTATTACTGTTCCAACTCCCACTACGTTTACAATCACAATGGGATCAGCTGCAACTGGCACAGTTGCAACAGGTGGTAGTATAACTTTAAAACCTTACGAACCTGTTGGTCCAGCCGCACAAAACTATGGTTATGGTTTTGGTATTGGTAATTATGGTGGTACGATTACAGGTGTTGGAACGACGACAGTTAACAATAGTGGTGTAATCGCTGCAGGTGCAACATCTTTTGTTGTAACAGATTCATCTGTATTACCAGCAACAGGAACTTTATTAATTAATAGTGAGCTAATGGCTTACTCTGGTAACAACACAAGTACAAATACAATATCAGGAGTAACAAGAGCACAAGGGGGTACGGCTGATGTAGAACATGCAAATGGTTCTACAGTAACTAACGCCACAGACTTTACAGGTTTTGGAGAAGCGGTGACCGCATCTGCTGTTACACTTGAACCTGGTCTTTGGTCTTTAAATTCTTTTGGTGAAGTTTTAGTAGCCACAATATTAAATGGTAAAACATTTACATGGGATGCTGGTGTTGCTAGTCCAACAAGCAACAGAGCGTCAACAACAACATCTGGATTTGAAACAACAAATAATCCTACAGCCACTAGAACAACTTTAATATCACCAACAACAAGACACTTAATACATTTTGGAACTGAGGTTACTATTGGAAATACATCAACTCAAGATGATATGTTTATTAGATTCTCTGCTGATGAAAGTATTAACGAGTATACTATTGAGGCAACTAATACAGCTGGTTCACAAAGACTTCAAGACGGAACGCGGATCGTAGGAGCACTGGTTGCAAAAGAAAACATTCTAGTTTGGACAGACAATGCACTTTACACAATGAAGTTTGTAGGTGCACCTTTTACATTTGGTTTTGAACAAGTAGGGACGAACTGTGGATTAATAGGACAGAATGCAGCTGTAGAAATAGATGGTGTTGCATATTGGATGTCTAACAATGGTTTTTTCTCTTTTGATGGTACAGTAAACTCTCTACCATGTTCGGTAGAAGATTTTGTGTATGACAATATTGATACAACAAAAGGACAACAAATTTGTGCAGGTATAAACAATTTGTTTACAGAAGTATTATGGTGGTATCCAACATCAGGCGCCACATTTAATGATAGATCAGTAATTTATAACTACGGTGCAAAAGCACCGCCAGGTGAAATGGGTAACTGGTACAATAATACAAATACTAATTTTAACAGAACAACTTGGATTGACTCTCTTGTTTATCCTAAACCCTATGCAACAGCTTACAATAGTACAGGGACAGGAACTTTTCCTGTAATTGTAGGTGAAACAGGATTAGGTCAAAGTGTTTTCTTTGAACACGAAATAGGCACAGATCAAGTTAACCCAGATGGTAGCACAACAGCCTTACTATCTTTTATACAATCATACAATTTTGCTTTACAAACAGATCAAGGTATTGGAGAATACTTTTTAGCTATGCGTAGATTTTTACCAAACTTCAAAGTATTA